ATTTCAATTAAAAATCAATTACCATTAGATGTAATGGAGAGTGAGATAAAAAATCTCAACATGAAGCGCTCTTTATCAGGTCAGATTATGGTCTTTAATCATATTGATATGGATATTGTTTTGGATGAAAAGACTGGAAAGGTCACAGCATACTCAAAAAAAGATTTTGGAGAGCTTGTATATAAAAGCCAAAACAGATTGTTTGACTATCTTTTCAAAAAGGGAGTTGTGGCTCTAGAAAGTGTAAAAGGATCAAATGTTTTTGGAGCCATTGAGGGTGCTTATCCTAAAGAGGCTAAAGTAGAAAATCTTACAGAAATAGTGTTATATAACATTGCGGAATTCATGAAATCTGAGAAAAGCTATATTGAATCTTTCGAATATGTTAATGACGCAGAAGACGAAAGGGTACTACACCCAGATGAGGAAGATAGCACTGGATTAGGAGAAGTACCGCAGAAGGAAAAGAAAGGAACTTTAAGTCCTGGTTACCCAGGGTATTATTATGGATTAGCAGGGATGTATAGGTACGAATAGTGGAACTTTTATATTTTATTCTCGCCTCTTGGGGCATGACCCAGATTTTAGTTTACGGAACAATTTTTGAAAACCAACGCAATTGGATAATGGAAAAATCTGATTGGTTTGGCACACTTATCCATTGCCCTAT